AAAGCCATAAGGAACCGGAGAATGTTTAGTGTTCGTGTGCTCGCAAGTAGCTCATCGGGCAACTGTAGCGTTGTAACCGATGGCACCACCGCAATACTTCTTGATGCTGGTATCCCGTTCAAGCAGATACAGCGCGGGTTGAATTGGCGTATATCCGAACTGGATGGTGTTCTTGTGAGTCACGAACACCAATAGCTTGATCATTGCAAGGCATTACCTGAGTTGGCAAGGCGTGGCGTAGCTATCTATTGTTCAGCTGAAACAGCAGCCGCGGTAGGACTGCGCGGGCCAGAGGCCCATATTATCAAGCCTCTTCAGCAGTTCGCGCTTGGCTCGTGGGAAGCCAAAGCGTTTCCAGCGGTGCATGATGTTCTTTGCATGGGATTCTTGGTGGCAAACGAGGACAGCAAGTTACTGTATTTGATTGATTCTGCCTATTGCCATTACCGATTTAAGGGGTTGACACATATTTTAATAGGCTGTAACTACTCATCACCTCTCCTGCAAGAAAGTGTGCAGAGCGGTGAATTACCTTTAGTGGTCGCTCGCAGGACAATGCACTCACATATGAGTCTAGAAACTCTGTGTGACTTCCTACGAGCTAACGATTTGAGCAAAGTCCAAGAAATTCACTTGCTTCATATGTCAGATGGGCATAGTAATGAGGAGGAGTTTCTTCAAACAATCAAAAAACTGACCGGCAAGCCGACATATGCGTGGAAATAAAAAACATAAAAAGGGGTTATATGAAAAAAATCATGGTAGGACTAGTAATAATTGTATTGGTAATAGCGGGGGTGGCTTGTTTGGGTTGCTCCGCAGATTCAGATAGTGGCGTAATCCATGCTTACGTGAGCGAATCAGTCAAATGACTATCTGGGGCATTACCCGTATGGACTATACCCGAACTCACGGGTGGTATGTGCGGGTATACCTTACTGGTAAGAGAACGCATAACAGATTCTTTGCTGACCTAAAAAACGGGGGCCGGCTTGAAGCTTTGAGCGTGGCCATGGCTTACCGCGACAAATACATGAGAGAGCACGAGGGAGAAATAAGGCCGTCTGTCATACGCAAGAAGACTTTTCTCCCGAGCAACAACACGTCGGGGATGCTAGGAATAAACTTCTATCATAAACTCACAAAAGATAAGACCAGGAGAGAGCCGGTATATCAAGTAACTTGGACATCGATAGAGTCGGGGAAGATATGCCGCCACACTAAGCCGTTTTATGTAAAAAATTACCCATCGGACGGCGCTGCGCGTGATGCTGCTATTGTGTTTCGCAAGAACTGGGAGGCGTCTGTTCCGTAAGACTGAGCCGCAATCTAAAAATAACTATTGGGGGGACGGGTGACTACAGCTGAGGTTATTGCGTTATGCGATAAGGCTATAAACAGTCCGGATAAAACCGAAATATTGTTAGTGATGCCAGGTGTATGGGATAAGACGGACAGGCGAAAGTTATGCAGAAATGGGCCTACAGGGCGGATAATAGCTGATAATGTCGCAGGCCAGCGAGTCGTTGTTAGGTTCGATGCCATAGAGGTTAAGCAGTTTTTGGAACAAGAGTTTTTACCTATCGAAAGGCAAGAGGATATAAGCGCACCACAAACATTCACAGAATTAATATCTCTAAAAGGTGCATCAAAAATCCTAGGTGTGAGCACTCAGACCGTAATAAATTGGACTAATAGGGGGATTATACCAGGATATCAGATAGGGCCGCGTGGGCATTGGAGATTCAAACCATCCGCAATGTGGGGCTACATTGAGAGCAGGATAGCGGCGGAGGAGGAACGGTAAATGCCGATGGAACCTATCAAGACAGAGGACGAATATAAAACAGCGCTTGCGAGATCGCGGGGACTCTTCGACGCGGAACCAGGCACTCCTGAACTAACAGAACTCCTTCGATTGATTGATCAGATAGAGGCGTATGAGGATGAACATTACCCGATTTGAACTAACAAGTAATCCTTGTCAGTTGGGGAGCGTATGCAGAACAAAGTAATTACATTCACGATTCATATGGAACCTGTGGCGAAGGGTAGGCCGCGTTTCGGGAGAGGTAAGACTTATACACCCGAGAAGACGCGGACGGCGGAGGATGAAATTAGATGGCAGATAATTCGTATATTTGAGACATTTTCCCCATGCTACAGCAAAGGTGTGCCGCTGAAGCTGGAAGCGGTATTTTACAAGACAAGACCGAAAAGGTTGCCCAAGAGAGTCCGTCTACCGGTAGGGAAGCCGGACGTTGATAACTTGCTTAAGGCGCTATTCGAGTCCATGGAAGGATTAGTAATCCCTAACGATTCACAAATAACAAGCGTAACAGCTCACAAGCGATATGGTGACCCGCCTCGTATTGAGGTAGCACTAATGGAGGATACCGATGACTAAATACAGGAAGAGGCCGGTAGAAATTGAGGCAATGCGTTTCGATGGTGAGAATGCTCACGAGATAGAGGAGTGGGCAGGGGGCAAGGACGGCAAAGTATATCCCGTTTACACCCCAGGAGGAGGATACTTGCGGGTAAAAACGTTGGAGGGGGAATTAATAGCGATAAAAGGGGACTGGGTTCTGAAAGGTGTTGCGAACGAGTTCTATCCCTGCAAACCGCATATATTCAAACTAACGTATGAAGAGGTAAAGGAGTGACATGTCCGGACTAAATAAGGTGATGGTAATCGGCAATTGTGGGGGCACTCCAGAGATGCGGTTCACCGCTTCAGGCACAGCAGTTACTCAATTCTCTGTGGCAGTCAATCACCACAAAACAAATGCTAACGGTGAGAAACAGCAGGAGACCGAATGGTTCAGTGTTGTAACTTGGGATAAGTTAGCAGAAAACTGCAATCAATATATAGGTAAAGGCGATAGGGTTTTTGTGGAAGGCCGGATGCGAATGAGAAGCTGGGAAAACGACAGCGGTGTGAAGCAATATAAGACGGAGCTGATAGCGCACCAGGTTATATTCCTGAATGAAAGACCGAACAGTAAGCCGCCGAACAATGACCCTACTGATGAGCCTTTGCCATTTTGAATAGCAGAGATGAAAGGGGCAGTGACCTGTGAAAGTGCTTGTAGCATGCGAATACTCGGGGGTAGTGCGCGATGCATTCACAGCCAAAGGGCATGACGCTTGGAGTTGCGACATACTGCCAACAGAATCACCAGGGCAGCACATTCAAGGAGACGTCCTTGCTATTTTGGGGGATGGCTGGGACTTGATGATAGGTTGTCCACCCTGCACCTACCTATCTTATGTCGCAACTCGGAGCTGGAATGATAAGGGCAGAGTCTATAAGCGCCTTGATGCGTTGAAATTTTTTACTGATTTGTGGGAGGCTCCTATTGAGAAGATATGCCTAGAGAATCCGAAAGGATGCGCAAGCCCTACAATCGCGAAATACTCACAGATAATACAGCCATGGTATTGGGGGGACCCTTACTATAAGACCACTTGTCTTTGGCTGAAAAACTTACCTAAGCTTATCCACTATCCGGAGAATAGTTTCTGGGGCAAAAAAACACATGTGGTTGCGGAGCCAATTTATATCAGTAAGTCTGGCAAGAGAGTCCATTGGGAGGGAGTGGTGAGAGGGGGTAGCAATAGAGCCCACGTAAGATCACGGTTCTGGGGAGGAATTTCGAGAGCAATGGCGGACCAATGGGGGTAAATGCAAGGAAGAAAGCAGGTTGAACAATGGAATGGATAGAAGAGTTGTGCCAAGGCGCTAGACAAGTAGCTGGTGTTAAAGATCAAGAAATTAAACTCGTAGGAGTGTGTGTGGAGCTATCGGCAGTATTACTACAATACCACGAAGGAAAGGCAAGCCTAGAGGCTGTTATAGATAATGTTGCGGATGTTGAGCTGATGATTGAACAATTGCGTTGGAACTACGAGGCACTGCACTTTGGCGAACGGGTAGAGGCCGTAAAGTTGGCAAAGTTAGAGGGCTTGAAGGAGCAACTAGAAGAAGAGGAGAGGGCACAGCAATAATATGGCAAGCGTGATAATGTCGATTAAGCCCGAATTTGCGACGATGATTTTCGGCGGAACAAAAAAGTATGAATACAGGCGTAGGATATTCAAACAGGCGGGGGTGTCTCAGATATATATATATGTGTCCGCTCCTATCCAGAAAGTTGTTGGGGAAGTGACAATTGGGGACATACTTTGCGAGAAACCTAGTGTTCTTTGGGAGAAGACAGGCGACTACGCAGGCATAACAGACGAAGAATTTAAAGGCTATTTCGGAGGGACACCGTGGGGGTATGCAATACAGATAAAGTCTACAATCCTCTACGCAAACCCGTTACCGCTGGAGGTTTTCGGGATGTCGGTGCCGCCGGTAGCATTCAAGTATTTACGGTAGTGGAATGTATTGTTAACCCGTTACAATAAGGGTATGGAGCACACGAATAAAGAGAAGTCGGAACGGAATCAAGAGTTATTAGACTATATGCGAGAACACCCCGAAGCAACCATGAAAGACGCGGGCGATGTTTTCGGACTTACAAGGCAACGGGTATTCCGTATCCTTTCCAAATATGGACGGCACCGGACTTGCGAGAACTGCTATCATTACATAGAAAGCGAGCTATGCCGATATCATGGGCAAGTCAATGAATCAGGCCCTTGCGTTGACTGGCGCACGCGAGTAAAGGGGGCGATGGCAGGGCCACGAGAGTTGATTAAGTCTCCGGACAAGCCACTAGAGGGCCTTGTGGCTACTCGAAGTGATACACTACAAGCTATCAGGCTGCGCAAAGAAAAAAGTCGCACCAACCACACATTATAAGTAATTTAAGTCTGTAGCGAGCCATTGTTGCAGGCTTATTTTTTGCCTCGATAACACTATTATTTACCACTATTTTATAGTAAAATACCCATAGATTAACAATCGCTTTACAGAATAAAAAAGGGGGGATGCTAATGGATCCGCCACTAGCTAGAAATACTCAAGCATGGATTAAGGAACGCGACCACGCATTGATTGAATATGTATGGCAAAACCCAGAATCATCATTGCAGGAGATAGGAGATGCATTTGGTGTCTCACGGGTGAGAGCGTTCCAGATACTCAAGAAAACCGGTAAGAAAAAAAACTGCTGGAATTGTTATCACTATATAGGAGAAGGCAAGTGTTTTTGCCGCAATTCGGAGGATATAGTTAATCCTTGCCGTGATTGGCACCCACGGACTAGCCCTGATGAGTAGACCACGAGACATCAGTGACATCCTTTCCCGACTCCCTGATGCTAAGGATACAGGAGACGAATGGAGAGCTTCTTGTCCTTGCGAGGGGCACAGAGCGCCCGAGGGGCACCTAAGCCTAAAGGATGCAGGTGATAAAGCCCTTATCACCTGCCATAGCGGACGGCATAGCTACCAGGATATTTGCAATGCATTAGGGTTCGACTCTCTCAATTATGCCGGTGGAGTCGGATCACGAATAGTAACCACTTACGATTATACAAATATTGAGGGGAAATTACTCTATCAGGTTGTGAGATTCGACCCGAAAGGCTTCCGCCAACGGCAACCTGATAACAATGGAGGGTGGGTATGGAACCTCAAAGGTATTACCTTAGTGCTTTATCACTTGCCGGATGTCGTGGAAGCTGTGGGGGAAAGCCGCACGATTTATATCTGTGAGGGTGAAAAGGATGCAGATAATTTAGCTACTTTAGGGTTAAGAACTACTACTAACAGCGGAGGAGCACAAAATTGGCAGTCTAAATATTGTGAAACATTAGTAGGCGCTTCAGTCGTAATATTACCGGATAAAGACGATGCTGGGCGAGAACGCGCTGTTAAGGTGGCTGCTTCGCTCCACGGCTCTGTTTTGTCCCTAAAGGTAGCAGAGCTACCTGATAGGGATATGTGCCATGTCAAGGACGTCTCAGACTGGCTGGCAGCAGGTGGCACACTATTGGAGCTTGAACATTTCGTGAATGAGACACTTGAATGGGAGCCGGCGCAAAACAAGCAAAGCAGCGTTGAGCCTATAACTAGTGCAGGCCATCTCACTGACACCACCAACGGGGAATATCATCGCACTGATATAGGCAACGCCGAAAGGTTGATAGCTAGACATGGCAAGGACTTGCGCTTCTGCTATAGATGGAATAAATGGCTAGTCTGGGATGGGACACGATGGCTTGAAGATGAGGGGGGAGGCATCGGAGCAAAAGCAAAAGATACGGTTAGAGGTATCTATAAGGAGGTTTCTGAGACTGAAGATGCCGGCGAGAGAAAGTCCCTGGTAAGGTTTGCCTTAAATTGTGAGCAGGCAGGTAGGATCGAATCATTAATAAAGATGGCCAGAAATGAGCCAGGGATTGGTATCAGCCCCGATGACCTGGATAAGGATATTATGCTATTGAACCTAGAAAACGGAACGGTGGACTTAAGAACCAGCGAATTGAAAGCGCACAACAGGGCGGACTTGATAACCAAAAAGCTTCCGATTAACTATAAGCCGAAGGCTGAATGTGAGCTATGGCTTGCGTTCTTAAACGAGATAATGGATGGCGATAATGACCTGATCGGTTTTTTTCAGCGAGCCATAGGATATTCATTATCGGGTGACACATCGGAACGATGCATGTTTATCTGTCATGGTTCCGGAGCTAATGGCAAAAGCACTATATTTACTGTCTTAGGTAAAATATTGGATGGCTTTGCTATAGCAACCCCGACCCAGACATTGATGGCAAAAAAGTATGAAGGGATACCGAACGATGTCGCTCAACTTAAAGGAGCAAGGTTTGTAACCGCCGCAGAAAGTGGGGTTAGTCAGAGGTTTGATGAAGGGCTGATAAAGCAGCTTACTGGCAATGATAAAGTGGAGGCGCGGTTCATGAGAAGCGAATGGTTCAGTTTTATGCCAACTCATAAACTATGGCTAGCGACGAATCATAAACCTATCATAAAAGGGACTGACAAGGCTATATGGGACAGGATCAGGCTGATCCCCTTCGATGTGGGAATCCCCGAAGAGAAACAGGACAAACACTTGGCGGAGAAACTCATGAAAAAGGCGGAGGGTATATTAGCATGGGCCGTTAGAGGATGCCTGTCATGGCAACAGAACGGCCTTGGTACGCCATCCAAAGTCAAGAAAGCGACAGCTACCTACCGCGAGGAGATGGATATATTGGCAACATGGTTAGATGAATGTTGCTTTGTGGGTGAGCATTACAGCGCCTCGTCTAAGAGCTTAAACCAGAGCCATCAAGAATGGTGCCGCGCAAATGGAGAACAAGTCTCTTCTCAAAGGACTCTTGGTTTGGCTTTGGGCGAAAGAGGGTTTGTGAAAGAAAAGACCAGGACAGTAATAATATGGCGCGGCATTGGCCTTAAGGAGGATGCTCCCTGTGAGTTTTAAGCCTGAGTGAATCCACAAGGTCCACCCAAGGTCCACCGTTTTTGTAGCTAGCGCGGGCAAGAAGTGGACCTTGTACAGCTACGAAGGACCTTAGCGACCCTGTTTTCGGTATTAGCCGTATAAATATTTTCTCGTATAGTGTTATATCGAATTTAGGGTCGCTAAGGTCCACATCATCCACAAGTACATAATTAGTAAGAAAAAGAAGGCTAAAAAAGGCGAATAAGTAAAGATAAAGGAGGATATTATGAATGAAGAGAAAGGCTATCAAAAAATTGAATACCACTCCCAACATCCACGACAAGTTCCACGACAAGGAGTGGAGCGAAGAAAGATATTATCGTATGAGGAGTTCTGCGAGGAACTAAGTAAAAGGTAATGATCTTTTTAGACCTTCATATCTGATAGTTACCTACTAATCCAGAAAGGAGCTACATGGAACCTCTAGTAAAGTTACTTGAAAAAACAGCAGTGATACTTGGAGTTGATAAAGTAAAAATGGCAACAGAGGGAGACAAGGGTCCGTTTTTTATTTTACGGACTCGTTGGTTTGACGATGGTTATTCATATACAGCTCTATCTAGTGAATTTATTTCCCGTAGCATCTTGGTCTACGAAACACTAGAGGAGGCTAAGGGTAATGTTGGGAAAGAGCTTTGCGAAGTTAGCCATCATGAGGGCAAAGAGGTTTGCAAGCCTAGATATTTAATAGTTACTTATTAATCCAGAAAGGGAATATATGGAACTTCCAGCGAAAGTGTTAAAGGATACGGCAGCATTACTGAAAGTAGACGAAGTAAGAGTGGCGAGAGATGGAGACACGGGGCCGTTTTTCCTTCTCCGGACTCGGTTCCTCGATGATGGTTACGCCTATACAGCCATCTCTACAAACCCTACTGCTGACTATGTTATCACTTACGAGACACTGGAAGCGATCAGGCAAGATATTAAAAAATTGGCTAGCAAGACTAACCATTATGCTTATAAAGAGATTCGTAAGCCTGAATACACAGTAATTATAGTAAATAAAGGGGGAAAGGGGGTTAAATGAGGATGAGCCCACAGACATTATCAAGAGTGGCATATAGGCACAATCTTGGCAAAATAAGAGAGGCGACTGAAAAAGACAAAGGGCCGTTTATGGTTCTGCACACTTGTTACTTTGACAATGGCAATCAATACACATGGATAGTCCGAAGCTTGTCTGATAATACTATTTTGCGTTACGAGACACTGGAAGAGGCACAAAAGAGCACCTATGACGAGGTTGTTGAAGATAATGAGGTTAGAGCTTGTCTACTTTTTAAGCCTACATTTACAATAATTGTTTCCATCTGATTGGGGGGCTAACTAAAAAAAGGTAGTGGCGAGGGGGCTATCTCTCGCCACCATCCCCCGGAACGGTTAACAGGCAGATGGGACTACCTTTCTCATTGTACACTAACCCCTCCCATAATTACACACAATAATCACAGAATACATGATCGAATGAGAATGCAGACAGGGGGACGAATAAGGAGGTAAGTTATGTTTGGTAATTACAAACTAGAGGGTCATACCCCTGTAGAGTGCGCCGACCCAAAGGAATGGGGGGCATGGCTTCAAGGAGCAGACAAACGTGTTGCGTTAGATAGAATTAACGGGGTAGATATTTCCACAGTGTTTCTAGGGGTAGATTATCAGTTTGGCGAAGGGCCGCCTATACTTTTCGAAACAATGGTGTTTGGCGGGAAATTGGACTCAGAAATGGAGAGATACGAGACTTGGGACGAGGCCGAAGCAGGACATCAAGCCATGAAGCAGCGGGTGGTGCTTGCTGAAAATAAGGAGACGAAATGAAAGAACAGAAGCGACAAGGAACATTCGCAGGGGTGGGGGTGTGGATTGTAGAGAGAGATGGGCAGGAATTGGCGCATAGAGGAGATAGGGTTCAAGTTAAGGCGACGGTGGGGTTCCCCATAAAAGAGAGCTATCTTGAAAGCTATATCTGTTTTGGGGTGAGGGTAATATTAATGGGGGAATATCTCTATGGTTCTTGGGGGAAGTGTGATTCTGTAAATACTTCTATTAGGACCAAGAGTGAGTTTTTTATTGCTGACACATGGGAAGGCTGTTTTTCCGCAGCACTAGCTTTTCTCTCGAAAGAGGAGGCCGTTCTTCAGAAAGCGATAGATGTCAGGAAGCAGGCGCTGATTGATGCCGAAAATCCTGCTAGCGAAGTAGTCGCAGAATACGGACCAGACGACGATGCTAATACTGCTGAAGATGATGATGAGCCAGAGGATGATGACAATGATTAGAGGCAAATTATGAGTCAAGAAAATTATGTCAACGAGTATCCTGATAAACCCCCTGAATGGCATGCAAAAGAGGTTGCCCGACTAATGCGGAAGCAAGGATTCTGCGTGTTCTGGTCTGTGACGCTGGAGGAACAGATAGCATTCATTAAGGACGGAACCTATCGTGATGCGATCCCCGAGGGGGTTGTTGCCTACACCAAAGCAGAACTAAAGGAAATGTTCGGGGAGGGCCAGCCACTTTTGACCAAGGAAGGCTTGCGGTTGATCCACGAGGCTAAGAAGTACGAGGGGCAAGTCCTCCGCTCTGATTTTAAGGTAACTTAACTGCCACAAAATACACACAATATTCACTAAATAGTTACATAAATTACATTGACAACCTCGTGATAAGGTTGTATACTATAGCTATCAATTAATCAATAAGGAGCGGGAAATGAAGAAACTAACAGCAGCCGAGATAAAAGTCATTGAGGAAAAAGAATGGAATCTTCGGTTTACAAATGTTTTAGGGGAGTGTGTGAATTTATACAATGTTCCGTTTGATTACATAACATTAGTTGAAGAAGGCAGGAGAGAGGTTGACTTTAACGAATTAGGAGAACGTCTAGATAGCGATACTTATGCATTCGTTATGGGTTGTTGTTTGCATCAGGATATCGATGATAACGGCAAGTTAATATAAAGGAGGCCACACTTTGCCAGCATGTGACGAGGTGCCCAGAAAGGGGCCAGCGGTAGGCTTGAGGACATTAATGAGGAAAGAGTGCGTTCTGCGCAGAAGACCCCTGAAGTATGCTGTGGCGGAATCTTATGAAAATTGGTTATTAAAGGAGGGTAGAGTGGTAACAACGGGTTCAATTAAGACATTGAGAGAGATTATGAGGGCGGTATGCATCGAAAAGCACATTCCTGTAAGTAAGGCAGTAGCCGAATCTTACAACGATTGGTTGCTTGGAATTTATGTGGATAAGCAGAATACAGATTACAGAATTGTTATCCCGAACGATTACGGGTCAGAAGATGACTATAAAAAAATAGTTGCGGTATATCCTGAGCTGGAGGGTGAAGAGGTTATGCAGGCTGTTTTTGATGACCTTCATACCCAATGGCCAGGATTGTTGTTGGTAAAGGCCACCGATTTTGGCGGTGTGTTTAGGGCCACAACGCTCATGCCTAAGAACTTAAAAACACATTTGTGGATTACAGCCGTTGAAGATGAGGGCTAGCTATACACAATAATTACACGCAATATTCACCCTTACCTTATTGACAACCTTATCACAAGGTTGTATAATATACTCATAAGGTTGAGAGAGGAGAACAAGAAAAATGAAAATGCATGAAGTATCTATTCGCGAATGGGATGAAGAGAGTTCTTTATATAAAGAAAGTGCCTACCCGTTTGAGTCTGACCAGGAATTTGATTGGTTCAACACTGCTTCCCTTGATATTGAAGACGTTCGGGCATTTCTTGACCATTTGGGCTACGACACGGAAGGGCTGCGATTCGCTCCAAGTGGGATTGAGGGAGTCGGTGTTGTTGGGGACAATCTTGATCTTGTTATCGGATATTGATGGTGATCTATATTTAATTGGGTGCGAAGAGGCGTAAATAGTTGAGAGAGGAGAACAAGATAAATGAATAAGACGGTAACAATAGGTGGGACAGGATTCCATGGAGATTATTCAGAAAAGTTCACAGTAGACGAGTCAAGAATTTGGGACAAAGCACGAATTGAGGCTACTTACAAAGAACCTATGTGGTTCCCTGAGATGATGGTGGCGGTAGGCGATGACACTATAAAGAGGCTTACCAAAAACGCTTGTGGTATGAGTGACTGCTGCTGTAGTAGTGGTCCCCAAATATTGGACATTGATGGCGATTTGTATCTAATCGGGTGCGAAGAGGTGCAAGGGGAATGAATACTTCTTATTTTGCGTCAACATTGTTGAAACAAGTGTCCTTAGATAGACAAATTTCTATCGCACGTTATCCTTCACGGTGGTGGAAGGGTAAGAGAACTTACTTATCTTTGGCTCCTACAAAAGAGATGCTTAAAATGTCGGAGGGTGATTATAATAAAGAATATGCTAAAATACTGAGCGCACTAGACCCGAAATCGGTCTATTCTGACTTAGGTGAAGATGCGGTGTTGTTGTGTTGGGAAAAGACTGGTAGGCCGTGCCACAGGCGCATAGTAGCTCAATGGCTTGAGGATGAGCTGGGTATTATTGTGGAGGAACTTGTGTAACCGAGGGTAGTCTAGCGGTAGGACACTGTGTAATTCAACACAGAGAAGGGATGGTTCGAATCCTCCCCCTCGGTCCAAATAAATGAACGAATATAAGATATTTATGGGCAACACGCCCAGTAGAGGCAGGGGCTTTTTGGCAGAAGCCCTTTCTTTGTTTTTAGAAGAACACAGGCGCTTGTATATACCATGTTGCGGCCAACTATCAATTGCGCATGTGGCTATCGCTTCCGGATGGAAGCAAGAACAGATTATAGCTAGTGATGTTTCTTTATTTACCACTGTTCTAGGTTACTATATTACACAACAAAGCTTGGAGCATTTAGCTATCCATGTTGATGGTGAACCGGTTGACCCCTTCGATTATGCAGGAGTGCTCTACTCTATCAAACTTAAAACAGTTGCGGCACGATCTAAACATTATTACCAGCAGTTGCTTATTTCTGACTTCGTAAGTCGGAAAAATGAGCATTTAGCAAAGCTACAAGAATCTCTTACAGCCTTTGATAAATTGCGCGGCATTACTTATCGATTACAAGATTTATTTACAGAAGCTAGTGGAGCTATAGACCATCCTGATAATGTTATATGGCTAAATCCGCCAGGCTACTATAAGGGCTATCAGAAAATGTATGACACGGGTGGTGCGATTCAATGGAACGAACCGGTTTATACAGAGTTTCATCCAGATAGTAGTCACGACTTGTTGCGAGAGATGGGAGAGGGTAAACCTGCTCGATTCTTATGGTGTAGATACAAAACCCTGAACAACCTTGATAAAGAATACGTGGTATTTGCTGATGAAAAAGGGGGCGGTAAGTGGGAGTATATGCTATGCAATCATCACGAAGAACTAGCGTCTATAAAAAAGCTGGGCTGTTCTTCGTCAGAGGCCAGTGTGTCCCACAACTGGAAGCTTCTTCGTGCGGATCAAGAAATTACGACTAGTAGTAGTGTTGCGTTTAAAAAAGTGGATAAACGGACAGCGTTGTATTATAGGGATTTACTTATCCATAAATTAGGTGTTACCAATGCGCCTATCAATTATTTGCTTGTAATCGACGAGTCTGTTGCTGGTGTCGTTGGGACGATGGCGGGACAGTGTTATGAGGGAAAGTTACGCAACTCTTTCGATGGTTATGTGGAAGAGTGCTATGGCATGACTGTTTACACTAAACACTACCCGTATCTTAATAAGCTACTAATGATGTTGATTAAAAGCGAGGAGTTTTTGCGTCAATATGACACCTTCTTGTTTAAGCCGCTTGGCATAGACACAACATGCTTATGCCAATACCCTGAGCTGAAGATAAACAGGGGTATATACAAACTCACGAGCCGCGAGTATAAGAAAAAAACAGGTATTTATAAGCTCCGATATCGAGGGGAAAAGACACCGCAAAACTACAAGGAGGTTTTGGCGGAATGGCTGAGACGATACGCACAGTAATAGAATTGTCTCCAGGGTTGGAGTTGTGGCTGGTGCCAGTAGAAGAACTCAAAGAGCAAGACCTTAACGCCAGAGGTATGTCGTCGATAATGTTTCAACGACTCGCAGAGACTATCAAGCGTGATAGCCGGCTAGAGTCTTTGCCTTTTTGTGCTACGACAAAGAAGGGCATAGAAATACTTTCCGGTCATCATCGCGTCAGAGCCGCTAGAGAAGCAGGATTGCCGAATATTTATACCTTAGTAGATACTACAGGGCTGACTAGTTCACAGATGAAGGCGAAGCAGGCGGCACATAACGCTATTAATGGCACCGATGACGCGGCCCTTCTTGAGGAAATCTATAAGCAAATAACAAGTATAGAAGATAAGCGAGAATCTTTTTTGATTAATGTAGATAATCAATTAAAAGGTCTTAAGGTGAACGAAATCACGTTAGATGCTGAGATGAAAACCATCTACTTAGCGTTTGTTCCTGAATACTTTGATAAATGGAATCACTTATTGGATAGTGTTGGCCACCTAACTGATCAAATAGCAGCAAGCGATCTAGTTTTGCACGAAAGGTTCCGCAAGGCCATGAAAGTTGTAGGGAAAGCCTATGATATTAGGTCTGTGAATGCTTTAATGTGTAAGTTCATAGATATAGCCGAGGCGGTGGAGGCGAGTGGTGCCAAAGAAGATAGGCCGACCCAGAAAACCGATTGACTGGGATGAGTTCGAGAAGTTGTGCCTATTGCAGTGTTCCTTGAACGAAATTTGTCTATGGTTCCACGTCAGCGACAGATGCTTAGAGCGAGGATGCAAAGAACACTACGGATTGCCTTTCGTCGAGGTATTCGCAAAAAAAAGAGTGGGTGGCCTCATCTCGCTACGTAGAAACCTGTTTAAACAGAGCGAGACTAATCCAGCATGTGCTATATTTTTAGCCAAGAACCTATTAGGGATGGCAGATAGACAGGAAGAAGTAGAGAATGGTGGCCCAACTCTTCAGATAAACATCACTGTAACATCCAGCGAGGCTAAAGATGTCACAAAAAAAATCATGGCAGGGGTGGGCACGTAATGCGGAACGTGTTATTGATATGCGCACCACTGCGATATACAGACAGAATGCCGCTGCATGGGTTGATCCTACTATTCGTAGAGTGTTTAACGAGGGTGGAACCTCTAGCTCAAAAACTTGGAGTATTCTACAGCTCCTTATACTAATAGCTACTCACGCAAAGAACGATCTGCTAATTTCTGTAGTTTCCGAATCGCTTCCCCATCTCAAACGTGGTTGCATCCGTGATTACATAGCGATAATGGGAGGGGCTTTTAATTCTTACGCCTATAACAAATCTGAGCACATTTACACTTTTGGTAAAGCCAAAATCGAATTTTTCCCCGCTGATGAACCTAGTAAATTGAGAGGTGGACGGCGGGACATCTTGTTTCTCAACGAAGCTAATAATGTAGATTATGATTCCTACCGCGAGCTAGATATCAGAACAAAGTGCTTCACATTCTTGGATTGGAACCCCACAAACGAATTTTGGGTTCATGAACATAACTTACTAAACCAGCCAGAGAACGCATATATTCACAGCACTTACTTTGACGCACTTGCTGTAATACCCCCCGAGGTAGCGGCTAATATCGAATCGAACAGATACAAGGACCCCAATTGGTGGAACATTTATGGGCTGGGAAGAATTGGCAAAATTGAGGGCCTTGTATATCCGCATTTCACACAGGTTGATCAATTGCCGAAAGGCGACTACTTTTTTGGGCTGGATTATGGGTTTAGCCAAGACCCGACAGCTTTAGTGAAAAATGTAGTAATAGGCAACGACCTCTACTCCGAGGAGCTTATATATGAAACAGGATTGACCAATGACGCCATTGCTCACCGTATGGACGAGTTAGGAGTGCGGAGGAATTATGACCCAATCTTTGCGGATTCAGCGGAGCCAAAGAGTATCGAGGAGATATACCGCTACGGATTCAATATAAAGCCATGTGAGAAGGGCGCGGGGAGTGTAGAGTTCGGGCACCAACGGGTTAGGCAATTAAATCAGCATTGGACAAAAGGCAGTTTAAATTGTATAAAGGAGCAACGGAACTTCCGTTATGTCCAGGACAAAAACGGCAGGTATACCGAGAAGACGACGCACATGTTCTCGCACGGGGCAGACGCCCGCCGCTACGCGATCCAGGGGCTAGGATTAGCAGTCGCCAAGGTAGATCGTCCATCGCCACCGGTGAGGAGCCGAGGGGATGACTTGAGTTTGTGCGGTGTAACCAGGAGAGAGTTCTGAGCCCCACCAAAAAAAAGAACAACACCGTTTCTACCGTAGAAATTGGTTCACCAGGAACTCAAATCTTCAGTGGAATTATTACTGGTGAAGAATATAACACCGACCTTACAGGCTCCGCAGGTAGGGCCATCTACGAAAAAATGCGGCGCTCGGATGGCACAGTTAGTGCGGCTGTCAGAGTGTGCGTATTGCCGCTACTTCGAGCGAATTGGACAGTAGAACCCGCCAGCGAGGACAAGCAAGACAAACTTATAGCTGAGCACGTGCAGGAAAACCTCTTTGGTGGTATGACAATCACGTGGGAAAGCTTCTTACGACAAGCCCTTACCCTTATGTTGAGCTTCGGCTTCTCGATGTTTGAGAAGGTTTACGAGGTCCGTGACGATAACAAATATTACTACAAGAAGCTCGCACCGCGACTCCCCAGGACTATATATAAGTGGTATGTCGATGACGAAGGCGAGCTGACTGGCATACAGCAATTAACTTGGAAGGGTGAAAGCTACGAGTTTATCGATATCGACGCAAAGTATCTTGTCGTATTCACGAACGACAAGGAGGGCAGCAATTTCGAGGGCAGTTCATTGCTTCGTCCCGCTTATCAGCACTGGTATTACAAATCCAATATGTATCGGATTGATGCGGTGGCTGCCGAAAGGCACGGTGTCGGCTTGCCCGTTTTCAAACATCCGGCAGGAGCTTCCCAAGATGACCGCGATGCGTTAGACTCGATAGGTAAGCAACTCCACTCGCACGAGCGCATGTATGTGCGGCTAGCCAATGATTATGACTTTGACATCGTCGGCGCAGGATCGGGCAAGGTCAAAGATATAATCAAAAGTATTGAGCATCATGATCAACAAATATCAAGATCAATTCTTGCTCAATTTTTGACATTGGGAAGCGACGGAACGGGCAGCTATGCCCTATCTCGCGACCAGTCGAGTTTTTTTCTCATGGCCTTGCAATCAGTTGGCGCGAACATTCGCGACACGATGGATAGATATGTAATTAAGCCATTGGTGGACTTGAATTACAATGTGGATCATTACCCCAAATTATCCCATGGTAGCCTAGAGACCAGGGAAATCCAGAAATATGCGCAAGCTGTTAGTCAGATGGCTACATCTGGCATTATCACCCCAGACCTTGAACTTGAGAACGAGGTGCGCACATTATGGAACCTACCGGAGCGCAAAGAGCCGGAAGAGGTGCCCGAACCAGTGCCCGAACCAGTAGCCCCGATTACTCCGCCAATTGAAAAACCGCCAATCGTCGAACCTCAAGACGATGACCAGCAGCCTGTTGAGCCAAAGCCTAAAGCCGAACAGCAGAACGCTGAAGTAGCATATAGCTACGCTGATATAGTCCGGCCAGAGGTGGAAGCTTATGTTCAATTTGCCGAAATCACAAAAAAACTAGACAGCGGCATAGACACTATTGTTGCAGCCACCGAGTCCGTAAAAAAGAAGCAAATCGGCAAATTAGTAGAGATAGCGAGTAAATTAATATCTTCTCGTAACATGGAGAAGTTGGACGATATTGATGTTCCATACAAGTCGGAATTATCGGCAGCTATCCAGGGAGTCACTACAGACTTGTTCCGCTATGGGCGCAAGCAAGTCAAGGCCGAATTAGCCAAGCAGAAAAAAGAGACCGCGTTGAAAGAAGAGCATATTCTTGACCCTCTTGATATCGAGGGTGAACAGCAAGTTAAGGCATTTCTACGATCCCGCGCCAAGGCTTCAAGTTCGACGATGGCGGCACGTCTTAAGGCTACGCTAACATTCGAATCGTTGCAACAAATGAGGCAAGGCGTATTAGATGAGGAGCTACTAACCGCCAAGCTCACCGACCTCTCGGACAGGGAAGTCAAAAAAAGCGCGCAGGCTTCTGTGTCGGAGGCGTTCAATTTTGGGCGAAGCATCCAGGCGCGCAAACAATCCGATGAGATATCAAGAGCTATCTATTCTGCTGTGATGGACCCAGGAACTTGTGTTGAATGTCGCAAAATGGACACTAAAGAGTGGGACTTTGACGATCCTAAGACAGATGAATATGCGGCAGGGAACACCAAATGTGAGGGGAATACTTATTGTCGCTGTGTCCTTATATTTGTTCATAAGAGCGAAGTGAAGGCAGCCAAGTAAGGGGAATTATGTCAAATTTAAATGTTGTTGATATTGATGAACTGGAAATTCTGGCCGTAGGGACATGGAAAGGCTACCCAAGTGAAAAAACGTTCACATTGAAAGACCTACAGAATATGGCCACGGCGTTTGACGAATTATCAGCGATAACAAATTACGAGCCTCCCGTGAAGCTAGGGCATGATAAAGGCCAAAAATTATTACAGGTAGACGGCTACCCTGCTGCCGGATGGGTGAGAACCCTTAAAGTTAAGGGCGAAAAACTCGTTGCTTCACTAGGGCAGGTCCCCCAAAAAATAGGCGAGATTGTAAAAGTGGGGGGATGGCGGAAAGTATCCTCCGAGACATTAGAGAATTACGAAGAGGGGGGCAAAACTTATCCCTTAGTGCTTCGTGCAATTAGCTTGTTAGGTAACGATATCCCTGCAGTGAAAACTATAGCGGACATACAAGCTCAATACTCGCAAGGCGAAGTATGCCCTCAGATCACAATTTACGAAATGGCGGAAGGCGCGGGAGTCCCAAAGACAGACTTAGAGCGGGTGATGGCTCATCATGGCGTGACTGAAGAGGAAGCCAAAAAGATGATGGCCGCCAAACCCATTGAAGAATTATTGCCGCCTCGTGGGACTAAAGTTGGCTCACTCGACGAGGCAATGAATAGCCTAAATGCATGGGCGATTGGTCCGGAACTAGCCACCAAAAGCGCGGCCAGTAACTCCGAGATTAAGGCATACTTGCAAGAGGTTCGTGCGAAGTTAAAGGCGCTATCGACTAAAACCGAGAATAATCAGAATACAGAGGAGGTAGACGATATGAATGGAGTGAGGGAAATGTTGGCATTGAATGCCGATGCCTCCGAGACGGATGTCCTAGAGGCAATCCGCAAGTTGAAGAGCGCGCCCGAGAGCGTGACATTGGCAGAGCACACACAGGTAAGCGATCAGGTCAAGAGCTTGACGCAAAAACTCGCAGAGCGTGATAGAGACGACGCGGTAGGGTCCGCGATCAAGCAAGGCAAAATAATGCCTGCTCAAAAAGAATGGGCCGACGCCTATGCACTGAGCGACGCCGCAGGATTTGCGACGTTCGTTGCTGGGGCTCCCGTAGCGGTGAAGTTGTCAGCAGAGCGTGGCGGTAATACTGCTCCTGCTGTGGAACTTACAGAACAAGAGATAGCCCAAGGAAAATATCTAGGTATCACTGAAGAGGAATTGATTGCATTTAAGACAGAGAGCGAGGAGGTAGGATAATGACAGCATTAGCAGCGGATAGAGAGACCTCCCAGAAAGAACCAGGCTATAAGTCCTACTTGATGGGCACAGACATAATCTATAAAGGCAGCATGGTTACAGTAGACGCCGACGGCTTGGCAGTCGCAGGGCAAGCGACAGCAGGGCATAAGATGGTAGGCGTTGCGGTGGAGAAAGTGGACGACAGCGCGGGAGCAGGAACGAAATGGTGCAGGCTCTATACAGAGGGCCTTTTCTTGTTTGTTGCGACCAGTATTGCCCAATCAATGGTAGGTCAGATGATGTATCTGACCGATGACCAGACTTTTGACGACGTGCCAGGAACTGTCACAATTCCGTGCGGCATACTGGTGGAGTATGTCAGCGCAACATCCGGATGGATTGATATTGCCCCCGCAGTGGTGGCAGACCCACAGGACCGGAAGCGCATTATCACGTTAACCGATGACTACACCTGTTTAGCGGAAGATAGCGGGACAATTTTCTTGATTGGCACGGATGCTAAAACCGTGACATTGCCTGCAACTCTTGAGGGGTTAGAGTATACCTTCGTTAATATCGGGGCGGCTGGCAATAACATTATTACCATATCACCCAACGCCTCCGACAAGATACAAGGCAATCTAGCTTCTTCCGTCGGAAAGAACGCGGACGCTACGACCGCCGACGGCCTAGTAGATATCTGCGCGGGCTCCGATGATGGCGACTTAGTAAATACTAAGGCGACCGCTAACGTGGGAGATAGAGTAACGTTAGTTGCTGACGGAAGTGCGGGGTGGTGGGTATCTGGAGGCGTAGGTATTTGGGTAGGTTCCTAGATTATGAGAGGAGACCATTAAATGGCAGTTGTAACATCTGACTTTTTGGCGGCACTAGTCACCAATTACAAGATAATTTTCAAAAAGTCACTGGGAGAGAATGCGAGCATGTCGGACTCTTGGAAAAAAGTGTCTACGATTATGCCCAGTGATACCGACAAGGAAAGCCTGAATTGGCTGGGTGCAACCCCGCCAATGTCCGAATGGAAGGACACAAGAAGGCTTCGTGGCTTGCGTGATTTTGATTACACGCTTACCAATAGGCATTGGGAAAACACTATTCCAATATCGCGGGATGCATACAGGGATAACAAATACAAGCATATTCCAATCCGCATTAAAGGGCTTGCAAAATCATGCCTGCGAAATCATACCAAAGAGCTGTTTAGCTGGTTAGACGATGGCGAAACAAACGTAGCTTATGACGGAACCGCCATGTTTGCCGATACGCGCACCATCGGTGATAGCTCAAACATCGACAACCTTATAGCAATGGCTTGTTCAGGTTCGGCGGCTGAAATCAGGGCCGCAGTAGCGGCAGCGCAAGAGAAAATGAGGCTGTTTCAAGATGATTGGGGCTACCCTCTGAACATGCAACCCGATACAATCGTGTGCGCTCCTGAGATGGAGATAGCTATCAAGGACGCGCTTTTGCCAGGAGTGGCAGGCACAGTCAGGCCAGAGCTTGCTTTCGTCAAAGACATCATTGTTACCCCTTGGATTGATTTGGACGCAACGGACTGGTACATGCTATGCACCACGGAAGAAGTAAACCCGCTGATTTTCCAGCTCCGACAGAGTCCACAGTTCACAGCATTAGACAACCCGAATACTAGCGACAGCGTGTTTTTCAATAACATGCTTTACTACGGTGTTGATGATCGGTTCGCGGTGGGCTTCGGCGACCCAAGGACAGCAATTAAGCTCAAAGACGCTTAAAGAAAAAAGATTAAACGAGAACAAATATATGCACGCGCAGGGGGGAGTCCCTCTGCGCTCGTCTGTTGCAAAGGGGGCCGCATGATAATGCAAGAAACAACGAGAATAGTTTGCGTAAAGATAGACGTGGACGTGCCTATTCGCGAGGATTCAGATATTGATGATTTGATGAAATTATCAATGACTGACTTGCTTGATAAGGTATATCACTCGGGGTGGGATATGCGGCGAAGGATCAAGGAAGTGCCTTGTGTGGTGGCTCCACCAATTGAACAAATACCCAAAGAGGTGCCTTCACTAGAAGAGGGAATGCTTGAGATAGTCTCACTTCCGGAAGTGATAGAACCTCCTGTTAGATTAGAATTAAAGCCCCTAAAACCAATCAGTCCCTCAAAACGGAAGAGGTAGTAATATGACTACAACAGCAGACCAGTTAGCAACTCAAATAGCGGGGGAACTCGCTACCGGAGGGCCGAAAAGGATACTTGTAGACTCAGATGGTGATGTGCAAATTGACATAAAGTCAGAGACAATCACAAAAACCATTCAAACGGAACTCAAGGCGCTTGCAGTCGTAGCAGCCGACGCGCAAGACGTATCTACTATATTAGACCTTTCGGGCGATGAGAAAAAAGTAGCGATCTACATTGACCACGGGCGCACGGTGGCGGACGCTTTTGTTGGTGCTGGCACTGAATACCGTATTGAAGCATCGCAGAAAGCCACGGGGGATGATACATGGAGAACCGTGAATTCGATGGTGTGCGGTATCGCGGCGGCGTCTACTATCGCAATGGACGCGGAGGAGGCAGCGGGGCAGACTCAGATTGAGACGGGCGCAACATTGCCAGCAGTGGGCGACATAGTGTTATTCAACAATGCCACCATTGCCAATGCTGAGTTCGCTAAAGTGGTAGCGATTGACGCCTCTGTAGATACTGAGCATTTCGATATCCAGGACGGGCTAACCAATGTCCAGGCGGCAATTAACGTGTTCAATAAATGCGAGCAATTCGCGGTAGTGCTGGATGTTTCGGCAATCACGCGCTTGCGAGTAATCGCTAATAATAACAACGGCTCCACGAATCGAGAGATCGTCTGGCGGTGCGCCGCTGTGACGCAGGAATAAAGAGGGCAATTATGACAATGACAGCGGAATTAGTGGGATCACTAGATATTATGGTAACTGGATTTAAGCATACTATATCCGGCTCCTTCCGTCTTATGGAAGATGCGCAGTTGTTGGAAGAGAAAATAATTACAATACGGGGCTATAGATACGAGGCGGACAGCCTTAGTGATGGGATATTAGCCAAATTTGACGAGGAGCTGAAACAGTGGATATTACAGCGTTCCTCATTCCCTAAAGCTACACGGGAAGCACTAGAAGCTCGTTTGAGACAAAAGGCAAGCATCACAGAGAGGGCTACCCCATGACCGGCGAACAGGCGATGTTACGCAAGCCGTTGTTCGGTTCGCGCCTTAACGTGGCGCACACTTTATCTAAGGGGCTAGCGGGTTGTTGGCTTCTCAATGAATCGGCGGGTATTCAGGCTACGGACCTCTCACCTTATAAAAATCATGGAGTATTGACAGGGTTCGATTCTCCACCTAAGAGGACTTGTAACGGGCTAGTTTTTGACGGCGTGGATGATCATATTGATTGTGGGTCTACTGCTGTAAGTCTAGGAATGACAGACAGAATTACAATGGAGGTATGGGCAAAGGCTTCCAAGATTGATAACACACGACGCTATGCTATGGGGAAAAACTACGGGCGAAACGGGATACTTATTCATGAAACAGCCAACTTGTGGTGGGGGGAACTATATCTAGATGATGTATATAATTGGATAGTGTCCGGCAAGGTGGCCGACACCGATTGGTGCCACGTAGTAGTAACATATGATAAAGACGGCGGGGCGGATAACGCATTAATATATATAGACGGGTATGTTGATGGTTCTTACACACTGACAGGTCAAATAGATTCAACCTATGGGCCTTGGAATATAGGATTCAAAGGTGGTGGTGGTGGAGACCTGTATTTTGGCGGCTCTATCCATCTTGCTCGTATTTGGAACCGTGCGCTATCAGCCCAAGACATCAAGAATCTATATCTCTCACCTTATGCGCCAATGGGCGAATCAATGTATCTATAAGGAGGCGCGTTGTGGCTTACATAATAGGTGGAAAGCGATATGATTTGGAGGATATGCCCTATGTATGCAAGCCAGAGTGACGTTGAGGCATTGAACCCTAAGCAGGTTTACGGCGCGACCACAAGCCCTACCGCCACAGAACTCGCATTACTTATTACGCAGATATCCAATGAGATAGATAGCGTGTTAAGTGCTCAAGGCTATGTGGTGCCCGTTACAACTCCCGCGTATTTCAAATCGCATTTAGCATATCTGAACGCGCTTGGTGCTGGAGCTTTGGCGGAAGGTGGTATGTTCCCTTCAACCACAGGGATGGGCGAAACTTCGCACTGGAGTTTTTTGCTCAAGCTATATCGATGGGGATTGGACAAGCTGCGCAGTGGAGAGGTTCCGCTTGATTTGCCGCGATCCTCTACCAGCGTAAGCGCCGCGAGTTATGCGACTGTCCAAACAACTTATGATGTTTACCCTGAGCCAAAATTTCGGATGGAAAGCTCAGATAAGGATTTCTAACCATGCCGGAGCCATTTGTTTTAACCCTTGATGTTGCAGGCGAGAAACAACTATTGCGCAGTTTCTCCCGATTTAATGAACACATGGGAGATTTGCGGGAGCCGTTCGAGACTATCGCAAACCAGTTTCAGGACATTGAGGCCGAACAATTCGAGAGTGTGGGGGCGCGTGGTGGACACTGGAAGCCTCTTAGCTCTGATTATGCTATATGGAAAGCACGACATTATCCAGGGAAGCCCCTTATGGTGAGAACTGGGTTGCTGAAGGAGTCTCTACTAGGTCAAAATCCTTGGATGATAAGAGATATACAGGCGCAGACACTCACATTAGGAACGAAGATTCCTTATGCGATCTACCACCAAAAAGGCGGGGGCAATCTCCCCCAACGCAAGCTAATCAACTTGACCGATGAAGACAAACTAAATTGGGCTAAGGTAATTCACATTTGGGTAACCAAATTCCTAAACAAGGAGTTTAAACCGAAATGAGTCTAAAGCTAATGGAAGGGGCAGTCGATTCTGCTAGCAATTTTTTGGAACTCAACATGTCCGCTAAGCTGGACGCGCTGGATGCAGAGTATGGCGACTTTTTACTTGACAAAATCCGACAATATTATATTGCGGAATTATCCGAGATACCGGAATTACCGGCAATACTCGTGTTAGCTGACAGGACAGAAATAGACAGGGAAGCTGACAATTATATTCGGGCCAAGCATTTCATGAATGTTGTGGCACTTGCGAATGACCAGGACGCGGAGCAATTACGGCGTAGGCTCTACCGATACACTAGGGCAATTACAGAACTGCTCCGAGAGGCCAGGAGTTCGTTAGGCTGGGGGTATGTAATAGTATTTGACGGCATTAAGTTTTCGCCCGTCTATACGAGTGAGAGCAGTTTCTATCAGGATGCGCGGGTGATAGTTCACCTTAACAAATCAGATACAGTATAGGAGTTACATGGAGCCGATCGTGTTGGAGTATGTGGGTAAGAATAATTACATTATAGGGGTTCCTGCAAGGGGCTTGACAGAATCCGACATTGTGGTATCGGGCCTTACAGAGAAGCAACTAATTACCACGGGATTATATTGCAGGGTAACATCCCCCGCTGATATAGAGGAGGTATAAATTTGGCTAGTGCATTCAGAAAAATACAAACAGGCCGCGAGGCGACAGCGGGAACAAAAGTTGCTGCAACAGCAAAGCAAATGGGCACGCTGACGATGGAGGAAATGATGGTGCTCCACCGTCCGGACGAGGAGCGC